TCACGGCAGTATTGCCCACCCCCCAAACCAGCATGAGCCCGAAGGCGAGTAGTAAGCGGCGCATTAGGGGTTCACATCAATGATGGAGATTTTGTAATTGAGGTTTAGCCCCGGACCGTTAACCGCAAAGGTTATGGGGGCGGAGTGCCAAAACAGCGGGAGCCATCCAGTGTCATTGTAAAAGAAGGAATAAGGTTCGCCGGGGGCCAAGGGCGAACTGATAGTCAACGTAACCGCCCCAACGTTGGATGAGTAACGCCCCGACATCTTATACATTTTACCCGCAGGAAGTGTCGGCAGAACGAACGGCGTGGGAATGTATGATGGAGTGGTCGTGGGAGGTACAAACATCACCGTTCCGGGGGTATAGGCTTCATTGGGACCAACCCAAGCGCCACCCTTGATAACTGGCGTAAGTGTTGGAGTGAACGGCGTCGGACTCGCCGTGAGCAACGCGCTATTGAACGTGGGTGTTATGGTCGGGGTGGGGGTGTCGGTGAGTCGGATGTAGACCTCAACTCGCGTGTTCGTGCTGGTGATCGTAGGCGTAAGCGTGGTAGTCATGGACGCCGAGGGCTGCCAGGTGGGCGTATTGCTCAACGGAAGGGCGGGAACCCCCGCCTTGAGGGCCGCTTGCAGGGCTGCGATGTCCTGGCGTTGGGCCAAGGACCCTGGATAGAAGGTGGGGGTAAAGGTGGGGGTGTTTGCGGCGGCATGAGCCCCCAGGACCCCCGAGAGTGTCAGGATGACGGCAAGAATCAGTTTCTTCATGGCAAGCCCCTTAGTACTTGATGATGTGGTTCACGGTCGCGGATAACTGGATGATGTTGTGCGGATCACCGGAGCCGGTCGATTGGCTGCTCACGGTTGCGCTCAACGTCTGGTTCACGTTGTCGTACTGGACGCCTTCGTGCGTGGGGCCTGGAAAAGAGCCACCCGTGTATCGCGTCAGGGGATGCGTGTGACCCGGCATCTCTCCCGTTGAAAGCGCGTGTGTCTTTGCTCCCACAACTGCCCCGAGGGTGGCAAAGTTCACTGTCCCAGTATCGCTCGAATCGTACCCGGCAAGAACGGCCTTGCGAAGGTCGGGAAGTGTGAAGTTACCCCCGGCGTCAGGCCCCCAGGTGGTGCCCAAAACAGAGTACAGGTTCGCATAGGTGACTTGGGACACGGCCGAGCCATCGCACAAGAGCCATCCGGTGGGAGGGGATGCGGCAGCAAATTGAACGACCGCACCGGCCGGGACCAACTGAGAGCCCGCAAGGGTCAGGATAGAATCCTGGCACCACTTGATGGACGTATAGGTCAATCCCATGAACCAATTCATCCACTGATAGGGCGGTTTGGGAGGGACGCCCGCGACCTTAATCCAACCAGTGGCACGCGTTCCGGCGTCCGGGGTAGCAATGTCTCCGCCCGAACCGGAAGTGAACCAATCGGCTAGGGGTGGCGGCGCGGGTAATGACATGGTAAGTCTCCTTGTTGCGTGAAATTATATCAGGTAGGCAAAAGGCGAACCAAGCGATGAATCCGTAGAGTCTCCCATCGTTCCCGCAGGAGAGTCCTCCAAAAATCCAAAATCCGTATCAGGCCCGCATATAATCCCGTATTCAGGGGGGCGATTAGGATTGGCGTACCGACTTACGAATGGCCCTCCAATGGCAGGATTTTCCGTATCCGTGAACGGTTTTGCGTTCGCATCTTCAAGGAACCCGAAGTAATCGAGCGTATATATAAACTCGCTCCCGACTCCCAATGGGTTTGGAAGGAATCCGGCCTTGATGAAAAATTCGGATACTACGTTCACGCCGTTCGCCAATTTGTAATACCAAGACATATGCATGTCCCCGTCATCGAAGACCTGTACAGCGTCTGAAAGATAGGCATTCAAAAACTCTTGGATGCTCTTGAGGCTTGAATTCATGGCCTTTCGGCCCATCATCATTTTCAGGAGTTGTCGGTATTGGGAGTCGTCCAATGCCCGGGCCCCCGAGAAATCGAACCCGCTCCGCTTGATCCCCAAGTAAAGCCCAATGGTATCCAGTTGAACCCCTGCTGCGGTGTCGATGTCAAAAGCGTCTCGGATGGCAAGGGAAAGGAGTGTGTTTCCTGTCGCCCATGTGGAAGTGTCGCCCTGGGGCATCAGGAAAGGTGTTACGAATCCTTGGACCGTCGCGCGGGCGCGAGGCTTTGATATATATTGTTGAATCAGTAAGTCCGCGTAAGCGTTTATAGTTTCGTTCGTGGATTTCACGTCACATTCACCGTAACTGTTTTATCGTTTCCGTCCCCATCCACGGCCTGGATGGTGTCCGAAACGTTGGGGGTAGCCCCGGCCGTGTAAAGCCCGGTAGAAGCGTTGATGCTCCCGCCGCTATTGTTCACGGCGATGGAATAAACCCACCCAGTTTGAGATCCGCCGTAAGCGGTGAACTGTTGGGTTGCCCCGTGTGCGACCGTCGCGCCAATGGGCAAAAGTTGAACGGGCAGGATGTATATTTGACTGGCCGTTAACGAGAACTGCTTATCGAGCGACGTGTTTGAAATCGTGTCGAAGAATGGGGCAGTCGCCGAAGTATTCACGCCTGCGCCAGTCACCAAGCAGTTGGGGTCAATCTTTTGTACAAGCGAACCCATGGCTGTGGAATTTTGGGTCTGGTTGATACTCGGGAAGAAGATGCCCGGAAGCCCCGAGATTATCTCGGCGTATTTCACGGGTGTAACGCCGTCTATCGAGGTCGCATTGAAATTTAAATAAATGGGCTCTGTAGTCACGGCATCCCACAGGGCCACAAACGACGTACCATCTAATTGGGTGATGATGTAAAAGATGGCTCCCTTTTGGTTGCAACCCATTCCCCTATTCGAGTAGATGGCCGAGGCAATGGCCGAAGAGTCAGCCGAACCCGCCACGATGACCCAAAGCGAATGGGGTGGAGCCCCCGCATCGTCGATGGTGTCCGTCCGGTTCTCGTGCACCAAAACGTCAGTCATCCCGGGGATGTTGGAAAGGTCCGTGTATAACTTATCTGAGAACCCCTGTTTTTGCGCCACAGCGGCCTTCTGTTGCCTGATTCGGAGAGCGGCATCCGATTCCTCGTCGATGCCCAAGGCCGTATAAGTGGACGGGTTATTGATGACCGTCACGCCTAGGATGATGGTCACGGGTACGGTGATGGTGTTGATGGCCGTTGGCACGTTACCAGGCACAGCAGATTGGAAATTGTAGACATCGGTCCCCGCGGCGATGATGGTCTGTGTGGTTTGGAGTTTCCATTGATTCCCGGCGTTGTCGGACACCGTGAAAACGTCCTGAGTATCCTGATCGAGTCCATACAAGGTCAAGGCCCTGTCCACAGTGATCGAGATGGGCGTGATGGTGAACGTCCCGGCTTGGCGTTGGATGCCGTTTATCTCAACGATGGTATCCAACTGAGTCCCGATGGATTGCCCTGGGTTTCTCGAGTTGTAGTCGCCGGTCCAATTATCCTGCATGTCCACAACCAACTGAGCGATGATGTTGATGAGTTGTCCGTCAGGGCTGGATGAGGAAAGGTCCACGTCGGCGCCGTAGGTGGCTTGCATGATTTGGGTCAGGAACGCGATGATTTCGTCCCTTGTGGCGGTATGTAACCCGGTCGCGTCCAGTAGGTTAGAAAGCGGAGTTGCCATCGTCACACCGTCCCATTGAATTGAAACGCGCCATTAAAGACGCCGTAGATGCTGTTGACCTGGAAGGTCACCTTCAACTTGCGCGTGTTGGAGTCCAAGACCGAATCCATACGGGCTATCTGCGTGACCCCCACCGTATTCAGGATGGTAGAGGACAGGGCCAGGTTGATGGCCGTGATGTCCGAAGCCCCCAGGATGTTGAACCAGTCCACACCCGCCTCGGTGTCGAAGAAGCAATTCCCAAGGAACGAGTACAGGCGGCACAGGATCTGTTGGGCAAGGGCCTGTTGCCCGGATAGGTACGCGGCCTTACCGCGTAGAATCCAGTCGCCGTCTTGGTCTATGGCTCGAACCGTGCTCATTCCAAAAGCCCCGCTATCTTTGTGGCGGTATCCGTCAAGGACGCCGCGTTGATTGGTGTTGAACTTGGAGAACCGCTCCCCGCGCATGTCACGGTCAGGTTCTTGATCTCCGTTATCAACTCTTGAAGCAACCCATTCAGCGTGTGCGTGTCATTGTATATCTTTACCGAGTTTTCCCCTACACCCACCCCGGCCTTATCGCTGAATGTCCCGGCGTGTGTGGTGTCGAAACCCGCGATGTCCTTCTTGAAAACGAGCGCCAACCCATCCGAAAACGAATGGCACCGGGGCGTATTTGGTGGGCTTGTCGTGGAACCAGCAATATAGTTGTCCAGGTCCCGGTCATTGAATATCAGTAGGCATTGGTCCCCCGCTTTTATGGGGAATGATTGGTAAAATTTTCCACCCCCAAGGAATATCACGGGCACGTCGATTAGTTGCGGGTAGTCGATGAGAACGGTCTTGTAGGTCCCCGATTTGGAGTCAAGGCGTTGGTGGCTCTGCTTGTAATTGATCGTAACCGTAGCCGTCAACTTCACGGCATCGAATGATTGAATGGTCCCCATGTGGTGGCAGTTCATCGTCAAGAAAATCATCTTCTTGAACTGGTTCAATAGGTCGGCGATTTCCGGGTTGGCCGGCGTGGATGTAAATGGAAGTGTGCTCATGGTTGTTCTCCAAACTCGTCCACGACCGTCAGGCCGAAAGACCCTCCATTGGCAATCCCAAGGAACGGGGCTAGGATGCCGACAACCGTCACGGCTTCACCGCCCACGGCCTCCGATATGATGCCCTTGTGGGACAGCGACACCACTCGATAATCTCCATTCAACCAAGACTCGGTTTGGCTTTGGAGCGTTATCTTTTGGGCGATGCGTAACTTGGGCTCGAACAGCATTGGGAAGCGAAGGATGCTCTCCTCTTGTTGAGGGGTTTCCAATAGTCCCGAGTCGGCATTGATGACCGTAATCCCGTTGGGCGCAAGGCATTCATTATCGGCCAGCATGTACGCCCGCCCGTTGTCGATGAAGAAGCATCCACCGGAATGCTCATAGAGGATGTCGGACGTTGCCCCGCTCTTGGAAGCCCCGCGAATTAGTTTTCCCCGGAAGTTTTGACCGACGGCCCCTGGCTTTATGCCGTTAAGGTCTTTCATCATGGTCTTGCACATATCCAACTCGGAGGTTCCGGCCGGGAATACACGATTCGTGTTGGAGGTTATGAAGGCGAACCCGCCATCGAATGCGTTTATCTCCGTGATGTCCTCGGTCCCAGTTCGGTACGAGTAGGCTTGTTGGATGTCCCCGGTGAATGCGAGTGAAAGGTTCTTTCCGTATCCAGCCATGAAAACGATGGATCGGATGTTGTCATAGTCGATGATGTTCTTTTGGATAAGTTTCCGATGCTCGGCCGAAAGATTGTATATCCTGAACGTGCAGGTGTTTGCCGAGGAAAGAACATTTCGGATGATATCGAACTCAAGCGTGAAAGGCGGCTTGATGATGATGTGGTTCTTGTCGTTGGTCTGGATGTCGAGGGTATAATTTAGTCCGAACTTAATCATGGTGTCGCCAGGTAATCTTCATACGCCAAGACCTCGGCGGCCGTAAGGATGTAAAGACCCGAGGCCCCCGTTGCAAAGTCCTCCTTTTGGTTTGGCTCCCGGTTATCGGCCGAGAAACACGCCATCCCAAAGTTGAGTTTGTTTTTCCATTGCCGAAGGATATTCGGGTTGCAGGTCACGCGAAGCCCGTGGACCTCGAACCCGGGCGTGGTGTTCCACTTGAGCGTATTGAAGAACCAAGAGATTTGATTCTGACGGAAACTCAATTCCATGTACAGGCTCGAACCATCCGGAAGGATGATGGTTTGGGATTGGAAAGGGTCGTCCGTGATGTTTTGTATCTGGTTCATCGGATGCCCGCTATCTTGGCGAGATGGGAAACCAATGAGGGCTTGGGGACGGATGATCCTTGGTCAACCTTGGCGGAACCTGAGTCGGCAACGGGACCGGGCAGGAGCATGGGGGGGTGTACGTCCAGGGTGGACGCGAAGCGTATCTGCTTGAACACCACGATGAAGTTGGTCACGACCTGCGTCAATTCGTCCTGTTCGGGCATGAGGCTCAATATCGCCATATTCTGGACGATGGCCCAAGGCGTCTGGACATTGAAGAGCGAATTGGCCTGTTGGTATCCGAGTAAACGCTGGAACATGATCTGTTGCTGATTCTGGTTGTTCCCCACGTTCCCAGTCTGAGGATTGAAGGAATTTCCTAGTCCGTTGCTCCCCACCGCATTCGGGCCCCCGTTCCCGCTTATCGAGGACCACGCCGACACGCCAGCATTGGCGAGGTTTGAAACCGCCTGATATCCCTGAAAGGCTTTGTTGTACGCGAGTTTTGCCGACACCGACAAACTGGGCGAAAAATCGGAGATGATGGGAAGCCCCGCGATGACCTTGAGGGCGTTGAAAATAGAATTAGGCGGCACGTCGTTCAATTCCCCGATGTACCCGTGGACCGTCACGAGGATTGGGCGATGAGCGATGTGGTCCTGAATGGCCTTGTTGTTCTCGGTATAGTGATCCGTGATGTCGCAATTGGACTCGATCTTGTTTGGGCCTTCGATGTGGAACATGAAAGCGGGCGGGCGTGATCCATCGGCATTGATGGGCTGATACCCCATGTTCTTTTGGGGACGTATGACCGCAACCGAGTTTAGGGTTGAGGTTATGTTTGATACGGTGAAGGCCATTTAATTGGTCCTCCCTCGTGTGCTTATTTGACCGTGGGCGTCTTTGATTCCCTTCTTCGTGTGATGCTCAACGTTGGAAGCGGGCTCCCCGGGTTTCATGTTGATGGTCACGTTGGCGTGGTTATGTATGGTGGTTCCCTTGGGGTTTCCCTCTTTGTATCCAAGCCTTTTTGCAATCCCAACCGCTACACTTTCCATCATGCTGTCGGGGCTGACTTCCTCGACCTTCTTAAATGTTTTGGATGCTCCACGGTGATAAATAGCGTCCCACACTTCACCGAAAGCCGTGGCGCGTTCCTGCGAGGCTTTCAATTCGGATGCGGGGATGTACGGCTGTTTGGCGATGTTGGAAGCGGTCAAAGCGCGGTCAAACATCGCCGCTATAACTGCATCATCCTTGATGCCACCACCACGAAGCATGTTGGATGCGAGGGCCCGGTTGTTTTTCATGATGGTTGCGTAAGCCTGGAAGTCCTGCATCATGAGAGTCGTGTCTTTTTCCCACGCGAGCAATTTGTTCTCGGCACCCTTGGGGGATATGGTCTTGGCGATGGTCGCTAGGCTTTTCAGGGAAAGACCCTCGCCCTTCCTCATGTTTACAATCGCATCCTGCATCCCTTGAAGGGTTGGAACAAGGTTCACTTCTTGGCCCGTGGATTTGTATATGGCCTTTTGCATCTGTTGGATTTTCTCGGGAGACATGCCCGTCACGGACGAAAACACGTTCAGGCTTGATGCCGATGTCCCCAACTCATTGACGGTGTGACCGATTGCGGCGATGGCGGCGACGATAGACGCCTTGGCGATGAGTGAAGAACTGACGATATCCCCGAAACCCTTTTTAACGTCCGTTAGGGCCCCGATGGTTTTCTCGGAGCCCTTGACTCCAAGGGAAACGAATAGGTCGCCTACGGACTGGGCCACGGGTTCAACTCCTCAATCGACTCTTGCAATTCCCTCAAGAACTTCATCCGCGCCAAGGTTTGAAGAACTTCCCGGGCGTTCATCTCTTGCGCTTCCCTTAACGACTTCGCGTAACCTCCCTCGACTATCTGGAAGTATTTTAGGAGGGTGTCGTCGGTGACTTCGATTCGGGGGTACTTAACAGAAGCATGAGCGCGTGAAGGGTAGGGAACTCGGCAAAAAGCCCCCTCACGAAAGGGTCGGTGTTCTCTTTGACAACCTCCATGCAGACCTTGATGTAGTTGGCTCGGTCCTCGACCGGCTCAAAGGTCTCCCAACTGATCGCCAGGTCCCCGGCCCCCGGCTTGCCCGAATTGTAAAGGCACCGTTTGAAGCATTCCCACATCGCGTCTTGGACTTCCTTGGATGACAGGCACCCCGCCAAATAGTCCTTGAATAGGACGCTATCCAGGTTGTTCGGTCGTATCTCTATTCCCTGCAACTCGCGCATCAGGACTTGGTACAGGTTCAACGAGACCTCGAACTTCGGGAGGTCTATGGTGAGAGTCGCGCCGCTCGGTAAAGGAACCTTTTTCACGAATTGCCCCCGACCCGTATTTGAAGCACCTTGCAGGCGAGTCTATCCAATCCCCATTTCATAAGCACGAGGAAAAGGAATGACCGTATAGGGGTTGGATTGAAGGTTACGTCTATTTGGGTTGGAACCGAAGGCAAGGTGGGCCTCCGGTTAAGAAATGACGCGAGCGGCCCGGGAGAACTTGAGCGCGTAGACCGCCACGGATTGGTTGGTGTCGCCCTCGGCGTTGGCCGTCACCGGGACGTTCTTGTTGAAGACCCCACCGGCCAGGACATAGGTATCGGCCGATAGGTTTCCTTTGCCATCGCCCACGCGCTTGACTACTTGGCCCGCGAGGAGGGTCGTACCGGCGAAATTGGCATCTTGGGCCGTCAATAGCCCTTGGAGCATGATGTCGTCCTTGGAACCCCTGACCATGCGTAGCGTCAGGTCGAACTGCTTGCCGGACGCATTCTGGGAGAACAAGGCGTTCCCGTTCTTCCCGACCTTGACGGTGGCGATGTCATTGGGAAACGCGCCTTCGCCATAATTGGCATCGGCGAAGTCGGCCAGCACCTTGTCGTTCAAGATGATGGAGTCGTCCCCGGAAAGTGCGAATGAACTCATGACCTGCCTCCGTTACGGATTGATGTTGACCACGGTTGAGAGCGAGTGTCCCGCCCCGGCTTCTTTGAGGGCGACTTGGCAGAGCGGCAATTTGCGGGCCTCTCGGTCGGCCTGTGCCTGTTGGTTGATGGGCAGGGAGTAGATGTAATACCCTGTCTGCAAAACGTTGGCGATGAGTTTGGTTTGGTCCCCGAAAGTCGTGGCACTGTTCCACTCCCCCGGAGCGATATACCCGTTGGTCACGCCCTGTTCCAACACCTTGCGGATGGTCCCCTTGAGGCCGTCCATAGCGGGCTCGGTCTGGGGGATCTTGGTGGCGGTCTGCGCGGCGTAATTGAACTGGGCGACTTGGAGGGCGGCCACCAACCAGCACTGGTTATAGATGCTGTCGAAGAACCGATTGGTGCCCGAGGTGAACACGGACGGTCGGCCTTCGATGCTGATGTAGGTGTCGGCCCCGGCCGTTTCTGACTTGTCTAGGATGGTCTGGGTCATGTCGGCATCGGGCTGGATACCGGCCAATTGTTTCAAGTGGCGCGTGGAGGTTGTGAGCGAACCCGTGAAGTCGGTGGATAGCCCCGACCCCGCATAGGCGGCCATCATCTGCAACTGCGTCAGGCCATCTTGCCCGTTGATGTATAGGAGACCGCGGGAATGAGTGAAAGACCCCGTTCGTAGTTGGTCGAGAAGTCCGGCAGGTTCCACGTCGGCGGCATCATCGGAAACGAAGAATGCCAACTTGTTTAGGGCTTGAACCACAGTGGCATCCGCCAGCATGGACACTTGGCCTTGGTCTGAAAGGATGGCGTTTTCCATGCAACCGAAGTATTGAACCGAATCCTTGGTCCGGGTGATGGCGGCGCCCATAGTCTCGGCACTTCCCGCGGCGACTCCGATGGTGGTCGTGGCGGAGCTGATAAAAACATCCTCGCCGTCGGTGTCCTGCAATGAATCCTGGGTAACGGTGATGAGTGGCACGGGACCGGAAACGCCCGTGAAGGTCACATCATAACCGATGTTCAGGTATTGATCGACTTGGCCCACAACCGTAACTGAACCGCATCCGGTCCACTGGGCTTGGATGGCCGCCTGGATGGCCGCATCATCCGAATCGGCTGCCAGCGAACCCGTTGATTCCAAGGGATGAAGCGGGTTGTTTAATTTAAACGTCCCGGTCGTCGGGTCGCTCGTGAACGCCAAATGTTGAACGGCCGTAACGGCCGGCAGATCGTGATGAAGCGGGATGATGACCAACTGACCGCCACCCGTCAGGATGTTCGGCTGTTGGCTGAATACGGAAAGCGCCATCTTGTAGGTGACCGATGTGGTCCCGAAGTCCACGCCGACTTGGGTGGGGTCGAGATAGGTGGCATAGGCCCCCGCGCCAAACGTATTTCCGGGGACCTCGCTCGTGAACAGGGCCAAGTTGCTCGTGTTGAAAACATTGAGCCCGGATAACTGGGCCGCAACCGAGACGTTCACCACATTGGCGATTGAGATGTTGCTCACTTTAGGCCCCCCTTGGGATGCTTCGAGTCAATGTACTTTTTGATGTCCAAGTGGTTACGCTTTGAAACGTTCACCAAGGACTCGCCGTGCTTTCGGTAGTTGAAAAGCATTTCATCTAGGACGGTCACAGTATATCCCGCCGCTGTGGCCCTAATCCAGAACTCCCAATCCTCGTAACCGAGAACCATTTTTTCGTCGTACCCGCCGATGCGTTCCCACATCTTTTTTCTGTATAAGGCAACGCATAAACAGCGGTTAGATTTGATGAAGTCATGGTGGGTTGGGTGTCGCATATCTAAATGGCAATCGGCAATTTTTTCTCCGAACATGTGCATTGAGCACGAAACGATGTCGGCCTTTTCTTTGAGACAACACTCGATGAATGCTGGCTCCAAAGTGTCGTCGGCGTCCAGCGGTACGATCCATTCCGACTTCGCCGCCTTGATGCCCGTGTTCCGCGCGGCCGGAAGTCCCTTGTTGTCCTGATAGATGCACTTAACGTCAGGGAACCTTCGGACGACTTCGCCCGTATTGTCTGTTGACCCGTCATTAACGACGATGACCTCATGGGGCTTGTGGGTCTGGGAAAGCGCGGACTCGATGGCTTCGGGCAACCAATGGCCGTAGTTGTAGCAAGGGATTATGACGCTTACGGTTTTCATGGGTTGGTGTTCACCTGAATCTCGGCTGGTGTGTTGAAGTATTCCACATCCTCGGTCTTGCTCACCCCAAAAGTTACATTCACAGTGGCGTGGAATCGGTAAGGGATGGCCGCACCGTCGGGCCCACCGCTCAGGTCTGTGAACGCCGCGGGTATGCGACCGATAAGGAACGAGTTTGCCACCTGTTGGCTTTGGGAATATGTGGAGTTCAACGCCATGATGACTTCATGGTTACGAAGCAATGCGTCGGGCCCGCGGGATACGATGTTGATGTCCACCATCGCGGCCATGGTGACGTAATTCTCGGCCGATGTTCCGTTAGCCCCTGGTATCAGGTTGTTCCCTATGACCTTGTATCCGGGCACGGATATGAAGATATACATGTTTGAATCGGTTGGCTGCCACTGCTTTTGGTTCCAAAAGAATAATCGGTTATCGTCCGTGATGCCCATGTACTTCTTGATGATCTCTCGAAGCAGGATGATGGCGTACCCGACTACGATGGTTGATTCCTTGATGGCCCCAACGTGGTCCGTTACCCGAACCGTGTCAACGATGGTTGGGTCTGACGGCGGCGTAGAAGGAGCCGTGTAGACACCTGTCGATGAATTGATGGAACCGCCCGCGCCGCCCGCGAGGACCGAATAGACGTAGGGTGCCGTCCCTCCGTTACCCAGGAAGTAGGCGATGCAACCGGGAGCAAGTGCAGTCTTGGTTTGGTTCAACGCGAGAGCGCTCATGTCGGCCCCGATCCAGTGAAGTCCTGAGTCAAGGCATACCCCAGGTAACCGTAGAGTTGGTAGTTGAACTTATCGAGCACCCGATATTGGACTCCGAGGTATGTAACGATGTCGTCGTTTATCAGAATTAGGTTAGGGGTGCAATAGACCATATCGGTAGCCCACGCCCGTTGTCCTTCGGCCTTCATCCTCAAAGACTGCGAAGTCGGGACGATGACCCCAAGGAAGTCCACGACTGTCTTGGTTTCTTTGACGAACCCGTTCGAGTCGGCCTTGGTCACTACCCCGAACGTCATGGGCTGGAACAATCCCGTCATAGCCTCGCCCATTTGGGGAACGTCCCCGGCTCGTTGGTTCATTGGGATATCTTTGGCGTCTTGGATGGGGATCATTTCTCTTTGCACTCGCTCGTGATGCTCTCTCGAAGTTGTTGGGTATCGAGTAGGACCTTCCCGGTGTTATTGGTGTACTTCGGGTTTTTCCAGTCCGGCCAGGTTCCGTACCCTTGGCTGTCGAACGACTCCCTGACTATCCCCTCGGCCATGACTGTAATTTTCTTCAACCACGGGAAAACCGTTCCCTTCTTGATGACGGCCTTCAACTCCTCTTCCTTGAACGCCCCGGCCTTGCCCATGTCCTTTTCGAGTCGGGTAAAGAGAGGCATGCGAAGGAAAGACCGTTGCGGGATGCCCTGTGCGGGTGATCCGTACTCGTGGATAGCCCCTATCTCCGAATTTGTGAGAGGGTCGCCATCCTTGCGCTGATTCTTGTCCCCGAGTATCCCAACCCTCGCCTTGGGTACAGCCACGCCCTTGATGGACTTCAAAAGCATATCCAGGCCCTTTACGTCGATGGTGTCGGGCTCGAAGTCCACGTCAGGGCTGAGTTGCGCCGGGAACAGAGAAGCACGCCCCAGTCAGGCGCGGCATGACCATCTTGAGGTATCGGTCCCCGTACTGG